AAGTCACTAAGCAAGTTCTGCGAAGGACTTGTGGAAAAGGACGCTTCCCACCCGTGGCAAGATGCGGTGAAACATCTTGCGGCCCAGTCTAGGTTCGGACTGAGTCATTCTTTATTTCTCTTTAGGAAGGTTATTCCAAAGGAGAAACCGAGTGTGGAAAAGTATTGCGAGACACTCTCGTGTCCGCAGGATGCACCTGACCCCGATTTTTTGAAGTTCGCTTTAAAATTGACGAAGAAGCTGTTTCCTGTGGGGTGGGATCGCACCTACAATGACAGAGCTCTTACGAGCTCTCTCCCGACTACGTCTTGTTCTGAACAAGGTCGTAAGGAAGGAGGTTGTAGAGGACTTGAGGCCGATAAGAGGTGGCAACGTAGTGAGTTTTGCAACTACGTTCTCAACTCTTCGGTATCGGCAAGGAAGGAGCACTCGGTTTCGAGAGTACAGGCGATAGAGACTAGCGGTAAGTGGAGGATCATTGCGATCCCTCCACGAATCGATAATGCTTTACGCCCGCTGCACAAGGCAATGTACTCTCACCTTTCCCGTTTCTCTTGGCTTCTACGTGGAGATGCAAAACCGAATCGATTCAAAGAATTCACCCCGGTGGATGGTGAAGTCTTTGTGAGTGGCGACTACGAAAGCGCCACTGACAATTTAAATTCGGCTCTCCAAGTAGCTATCCTTGAGACGTTGCTCGACAGAAGTTATACTGTGCCGCCAGGTATAATTGAACACGCTGTCTCGACCTACTCATCTCGTCTCGTTGATGAGTCGGGCCGATCCTACGTTCAACGTAGGGGGCAACTGATGGGTCAGTTAACTTCATTTCCCATGTTGTGCCTCATAAACTACATTACGTTTCGGTATTCGGTACCACGGGAAGTTCCCGTACGTATCAATGGCGACGATATCGTTTTTCGTGCGACGCCTGAGGAGTACGCTTCTTGGGAGCGTAATGTAGTGAAAGGGGGGTTAACTTTGAGTAAGGGAAAAACGTTCCTACATCGTAGGGCCTTTACTCTTAACTCCACGCCCTTTTGGTCGTGTAGGGGGGGTGCAAAGCTGGTGGGTTTCCTCCGGTCTAGCGCCTTGTTTCCCAAGGGAAGCATAACCGAGCAGATCGTCTCGCTGAATGGTCGTTTCTATTCAGCGGGACCTGGTTTTGGAAGAATTAGGAAGAGG